CTGTATAGTATAAATTACCTTCCTTGTCTTTATTTGGTATAATCGTAGATTCTCTAGACCATTCAGGTAAAAATCTTCTAATCGCTGCAACTTGATCTCTAGTAATTCCATACATGCCTCTAAACATTTCTGTTACAGTTGGTGGTATGATGGCTACTCCTGTTCCAAAACCAATTAATCTTCTTGCACCAATACTTCGTAGTGCAGGATCTTTTATTTCTCTAATTCCTTGTTGTGCAATATTCATAGATGTTCTAATTATTTCTGCAGGAAACGATACGAAGTTACCTAAAGGTGATCTACGTAAACCTTTTACGAAATCAGATACGTAAGCATAGTTTGGAACTGTATTTCTAACAATACTAGCTGCTCTTTTTGCAAGTTCCAAATCAGGTATGGCACCTTTGTAAGCATTTTTTAAATTATCAAACTCTGCAAGATAATTATAAATTTTATAAAAATCATCCTCTGCAACATACAAATCTTGTGCTCCTCTAAATACTTTGGTCATTCTTTTACCAAGTTTTCCAAAAACTCTTTCAACAACATCACCACCTTTTGCAATATCTTTTAATAATCCTTGCACGTCTTGAAATGTAGAGCTAGAATTAACAACACCTTCATCTAATAAAAATCTATAGAAAGCTTGGTCCTCTGGTAAATTTCTATACAACAACTGTGGTTGTATTGTATTAAAAGATTTTCTAAAATTACTTAAAATAAATGCAGGGTTTTTAAATAAATTACCAGTAGCATAACTAAACGCCACCGCACTTGTAAAGTTACGCATGTGTGTAAATGGACCTAAAACTGTTTTAGCAACTTGTGCAATACCTTTTGGTATTGCTATACCGTATCTGTACAGATTTTCTTTCATAAACCCATCAAAAACCATTTTTTCAGCGAACTTAATTGCATCCTCATACTCTGAAGATGTAAATTTACCATTCATCGGGTTAGTGTACATTTCTTCACCAAGAGGTGATTTAATCTGCATACCATTTCTACTCATGGTGTAACCTGGTCTATTAGGTAAATTTAGTTGTGCTTCTGTTGGAGTTTTAAAAACTATTCTACCGTTTTGTGCTATTGTATTATAAAACTTATCTCTTGCAGTGATAGCAGACATAGCCTGCATGTTATTGACTATTGTTCTTCTTGCATCTTTTATTTCACCAAATAAATCTCTAAAAGCTTTTAAATCTTTTTGAGATGTTATTAAATCTGTAGGTTCAAATTTATTTGTTGTAACTAACTTTGCAATGTTTTGTTCTTGTACAACACCATCATAAAATGCGCTTTTGCTTTCAAATTTAAACACTGGTGATTTTGTTACAGGGTCCATTTTTACATTTTCAAGAACTCTATCTACATCTAATAAAGCATCTGACTTACCATAATTTTTAACCTTGTTTGCTTTTGCATAATTTTGAAAAATTTGTGCTACTGCCTGTCTACTTTCGTCTGTTGGAACATAGTTTGTAGATTTAAATACTTTACTATTTTCAAATATTTTATAATCATTAGACAAAGTAGATTTTAATCTGTTACTAAAAAACTCTAATAACTCACCTTGATTACTTGTAGTAAGATTACCGCCCTGTAATAAATCAGATTGTAGTCTGTTAAAAGCATTTTTAGAATTTATTAAAGTTGATATTAATACGTCTTGGTCTTTTTTAGAAACTTTTATGTTATCTAAAGATTTTTTAAAATCTTTTAACTTTTTTTCATTAAAACCTATAAATCTAAATTCATTTCCTACAATTTTATCTTTACTTGTTTTTAACAAACTATCCATTTGAGTTAACAACTCATCTTTATTTTTTATTTTATCTGTTGCAGACATTGATTTATCGAATATTTTTTTAAATGAATCATCAATATCTCTTACTAAATCTTTTGCGACTATTGCAGAGGCACCCTCTTGTCCTTCCACTCTCATGCTTGCTTCAAACAACTCTTGTGATTTTTTGCTTCTTGGTCTAAATGGTGCAGCAACATATTTATCAACTAATCTTTCAAATGTTGAATTACTAAAAGCAAGTGCTTTACCTTTTTTTGCAATAGTGCCCGCAACTTTACCAGCACCATATGCGAAAGGAGCTAACAAAACACCTTCACCAAAAAACTTTGCTCTGTTTTCTAATCTACGTAATGCCTCATCCTCCGTATCATTTTTTGCATCTCTATCTAGAGACGTGGCACTACCTTCAAAAATATCTCCAAAAGTTCCTATGTCTTCTATATCATAAACTAATGCAGCACCTGCTGCACCACCTGTTGTGGTTGCAACAAATCTACCTGCTTTTGCTGATCTATTTAATTTACCTGCTTGCACTTGTCCTTTAGACAAATTTTTTGCAGTCTTTCCTGTTAGTCCAACTCTTTTACCACTTTTAATTTTATCAATTAATTTTGTTGCTATCCGTCCACCTATCTTTGCACCTCTTGCAGCAGGAACACCAACTTGAACTAATGCTTCTGTAATTCTACCTGCAGCAGTATCTCTAGCTTTATCTTCTAATCCTGATAAAACATCACCAACAATACTATCATCTATAAATTTTTCTAATCTTGCAACAGCGCCGTCATCTATCTCTACACCTTCACCTCTAACAGCATCGTAAACCTCTGCAGCGACGGATGCTAGACCGACAGGTATTTTAATTAAACCAGACCCAATACCAGCTGCAATAGATACAGCTAAGTTAGTTTCGTTTTGTTCTTCTAATTTAGAAAGTTGATTTGGATCGTATGGAGATACCATTTGTTCTCCTATCTAGTGACATCAATTTGTTCGAATGGAACTTCAGCTTCTGGGCCGTTGTAAAGTAAAAATTGATCTAGTTCTGCATTATAATAAACTTTACCAGGTTCATATTGATTACCTGATTCAACTAAAGGATTTACACCAAAAGTTATACCTTCATTATCTTTTTCTATTTTTGGTTGATCAGTTATAAAAATAGCTTTTCTTCTTACAACAGGTGCATCACTTAAAGTTATTCCTGGTTCTCTCATTCCTATTTCATAGTTTGCTTGTATATCTTTTTCTCTTTGTTCACCTGGTCTATCTGCTATGCCAAATTCTTTTGTTTGTAATAATCTTCTGATACCTTCGTTTACGCTGGTATATTCTCCAGCTTCATAACCTTCTTCAGCCTGTTTTTTAATTGCAGATCTAGTATCTTCATCTAAATTTTTTAACGCTTGTAGTTCAAGAGCTTGTTCTTGACCTATGTCAGATTGCTCTGCAGCTAGTGCAACTTGTCTTTCTAATGCATCTTGTTCATCTTCAGATGCAAATAAACCTGCAGTTGGTTCTTTAAAAGCTTCTGCTGCTGTAGCTAATACACCACCTCTTGGTGTTGCAGATAATAAATTTAATCCACCTTGAATTAAAAATCTTGAAAAATCTCTACCTCTGTCTCTTTCACCAACAGCTTCCATTAATCTTTCTCGTGTTGATTTAGTTTTAATGCTAGGTGTTCTGTTTTGATTTAAACCTATCTGTGGTAACATATTTGATCCTTGGTCCACGGTCGGTTGTTTCATAGCATTCATCCTTTTAGGAAAAGCACTAATTACGTCTAACGCACCTTGTGAAACTCTATCTCCTTCACCGTACGGAAAAAATTGTCCACCAACTGTTGTGCCCATTTTATACCCAGGTCTATCAAGACCTGATGTAATACCAGTTCCTGAAGATCCACCCATTCTAAACATCGGTCTTTTTAAAATTCTATTCATTATGCGAAAGGTTTACCTCCTAAATATCCATAGATACCAGCTAGTGTTGATCCAACACCTAATGCAGTTTGTAATGGCGTAGGATTAGGTATGTTTGTTGTAGCTGTGCCTGTTCCTCTCATACCACCCATGATACCTGTAGTAATGTCAGCAAATCTATTTAACTCTTCTTGTGGTGCAAAAGCAGCTTGTCTTGTAGCTTCTCTTTGTGCATCTAGTTGAGCTTGTGCTTGTGCTTGGTTAATCGCGCCCAATTGACCTAAACGTGAAATATCTGTTCCTTGTAGTGCTTGTTGTTGTGCACCTAATTGTGCTTGCTGACCTGCTAGTCCTGATCTAAATGCTCCTAGTCCTTGTTGCGCTTGAGCAACTCCAAATCTATTTGCAATGTCTTGTTGTCTTGCTTGTTGTGCTTGATTAAATCCTTGTTGCAAGAGATTAGCTTGTAATAAAGCTCTTTCTCTTGCTGCCCCTGTGCCAAACTCAGCGAGTTGCACTCCCGCTCGACCACTGCCGAGCGCACCCAAAGCTGCTTGTTGATCTCTAATTTGCTGTTCTTGTATTTGCCTATTACGATCAAACTCTCCTAATGTAGCATCAATAACTTGTTGCTGAAACGGAGACATAAATTGTTGTGTTTGGGCCGCTGTCGGTGCTCCTAAAGATACACCTCCTAGTGTTCCAAGAGCCGCGGTTCCTAGTCCGCCAGCCACTCCTAATTCTGTTTGTGCTCTTGCTAAAGCTGGTGCAAAAGATCCTACTCCTGCTTGTGCTAAAGTTTGTGCTTGTCTTTGTAATGCATCTTGTTGCGCTACTTGTGGTGCAAGTCCTGCTAAACTTTGTTGTCTAGTTGTAAATGCTCTAGCAGCGTCTTGTCTTGCTTTAAAACCTTCTGCAGTTTCACCAGGTTGTCTTGATATACCTGCGATACCAGTGGTTACAACAGGGACTTGTTGAAGTCCTAATGTTTGTTCTGCTAGTTTTTTACCTATATCTTCTACAAAGGGTGCGGGTCTATTTATTACGGTTTCAGTAGCCATTACAATACTTCCTCTAATCTTTTTGATGTTTGAAACATTTCTCGAGCGCCCTCTAAACCTTGCGATTCATCGGATACGTTGCCACCTCTTTCGAGGTTCTTCATCATGTTATACATAACTTCTGCGCCTTTGTCCACATCGCCATCACCTGCATTTCTAACTGCATCAGCTGTAAATACAAACTCATTTTTAGATAGTCTAGCTGGCACATCGTCAGCCTTTTCCATTCTACCTATTGGCACAAAACCACCATTATCTCTCAAATCCATTTCTTGTCCACCCATATCTAGTAATGGCATAGTCTTTTTAGCTACAGGTTCTACGTCTCCACCTTCTTGAAATCCTTTTTTAAATAATTCTTCAAACGCTTTAAATTTTTCGTCGTAAGCAGGGTTGTCTTTTGCCATGGAAGGGTCTATTCCATACATTTTTTTAAAACCTTTATATAATGGACTTTTAGCTAGTTTTTTCATTTCTTTCTCACTCATCATAGCTCCTGCTTCTATAGTTCCATCAGCATATCCTATTCTACCACCATCAGCAGCTGTTTGCGTAAATTGAGATCCTAATATTCTAGGAAATAAGTCTGGGTTAGGATTTAAACGATTAGCTGCGTAGTATGCCTCTACATCAAACTCATCTTCTTCTTTTGGTGTCATTGCTCCTGCTAATAAAGATGCTCCACCAATCAACGATGCAACACCTTTAGGTGTTAAATTTTTAAGACCTATTTCTCCACCTTTAAAAAGAAAATTTTTTATAGCTCCCTTACCTAAAAAACCTTTAGCTCCAAAACCTATAGCTCCTAGTATAGCTGCTTTACCAAGCGGTGACTTAGCGACTTTTTTAATTGCTCTTGTTGCACCTTTTAATCCTTTTTTTATACCTTTAACTACACCACCTAAAAACATTTCTTCTCTTACAATATCCATAATACCACCATCCATAGCACCTACTCGTCCACCATCTGCAAGACCTGTAAAATCAAATATGGATCCTCCTATTCTTGGTGATAAACCACCAAGATTTCTAGCTATTGCAGGAGCTAATGGTGCAGCTGCTGAAGCTTTTTGTGGGATAATAGGTAGTATTGGATCTCTACCATCATTACCTGTGCTAATTATATTACCTTGTGCATCTCTCATAAAACCAGGTGCAAGATTTCCATAAGCATCGGTTCTACCTGCCATTCTGTCAGCCATATAAGAACCATAAATTTCTTCTTGCATTGCAGGTGTCATGGCTGCAAACGCCTCTGGCGTTACTGTTTGACCTTTATATTTTAATTTACCTGCTGCAAGAACACTTTTTCTTGTTTTACCAAAAATATTTTTTGTAGGTTCAGTAAAAAAAGTTCTTGTTTTTTTAGAACCAAATTTTAAAGGACCTGATAGTATATTTAAAGCGGCATCTAATGATAATAATCCTGTCTCTGGAGTTTCAAACCTATCTTGAAAAGTTTTAATGTTTGCACCAGAAAATTTATCTGATTTTTCTAATAAATTATCTATTATACTTTTTTGTAGTTCTGTTTTTGGACCTATACCTGTTATGTTACTGATGGCTCCTAAGTCTTTTAACTCTGTGTCAGTAAGACCAAGTTCGTTAAGTGCTATAACTTGTTGTGTTACTGGGTCTATAAAACTTTTTGCACCTTTTAATATACCTTCAATTTTTGCTTGACGTCTTAATTTATCTTCACGAAATCTTTCTTTAATTCTTTTTCTATTTGCTTTTATTTCTTCTCTGACTCTCGCACTTCTAAAACGCTCTTCTTGTGCTTTTTTTGCATCTTCTAGTTTTCTTTGTTCAAGTTGAACTCTTTGACTAAAATCTTGTCTAGATTCATTTGGTCCTTGACCAGAAAACTGAGTGCTTGGATCACCAGAGGGAGCTCCACTTGGAGATGTATCCACTCCTGCAGATCCTCCTCCACCGATATCACCAAAACTATCTAGTGACATGATACCCGCAGGACCTTCATTAGGACCTTCTTTTAATGATCCATGTATATCTGCTTTTAATAATAAATCTTTTTCTGCCTCTGTAATATACGCTAATTCTGTAGCTGGTTTATCTGGACCAGATTGCCATTTTCTAGGTGCTTGGACCTCTGGCTGTCTACCAAGATAGTTTTCTACACCCCCTTGTACTACGGGTTCACTACCTTTTTTGTACATCTGTCTTGCTTGTTTTGATCTAGTTATCGCCATCGTACCATTCTATTTTGTTTTACCGAATAAATCAAGACTCGGCATTATTACTCTTACGTCTCTTCTTATGTCAGACTCAGGTATACCTTTAGCCTTCCACTCTTCGTCGTTCTTATATTTTTCACCTGTTTTAAGATTAGATATCTCTTCTATTATCTTTTCTGGTTTTAGTATTTGCATTATGATGCTCCTCCACCTCCGACTACTATTCTAGGCTGTATTTCTAATATAGATGCTAAAACTTGTAGTCTACTTGCATTTGCCGCCTGGACTTTTAAAACTTCTTTTTCTTCTAATATTAGTGGATTAGTTAGTAACTCTGTTGTTGCATTTGAAGCTATAGTTTTAGTAGTAAATAAATTAAACACATTTGAACTAGCATCTGTTAACGTAACCGTAATGCTAGATCCAGATCCTGCATACTCTGAAACTAAAATAGATCGTATTACGGATTGAGTAAAGTCTGGTACAGTGAACAACGTAGTATTATCAGTAGTTGTTAAATTTAATTTTTTATTAATAAATTTATTTGCCATTAATTTATAAAGAAGTTAAATGCTTCTATCTCCTCTTTTAGTTCTTCTTGAAATGTAGTGTTTAGTTTTTCTATGATAGCATCTATGTCTCTGACTTGTGCTTCTGCTGTTCCTAAATCATACTGTTCACTAGGTCTTGTTAATACTTGTACTATTTTTGCCATTATCTTCTTCCGTCTGGTTGTATATCTAATCTAAAAGTTCCTAGCCTCCAACTTTGATTAGTCGATGTGTTTTCTATTTTAAGTGATACTGCTCTACCTCTTGCACGAGTATCTACCTTTTGTGTACTAGACGTTATATCAAATGGTCCAAGAGATGAGCTTGCTCTTGCATCATTTGGAAAGTTTCTTAAATTTAGTGTAACTCTTGTTGCACCTGTTTGTGAAATAAAGTCAGGTATAAATCTTCTAACTTTCATTATAAACTCACCATCTCCAGCGATTGTTGCAACACCTTGTCCTTGTCTTGTAATGTCAAAATCTCCAGAAGATATGTTTGCAAGTATTGCAGTTGTAGCTCCACCTCTAACTTGATCTGTCCCTGTTTCGTGTTGATAGTATGTTGTTCTACCTTCAGTGTTGCCCACAACATCAAAAGAACTATCATTATCTGCATCGTATTCTGTTGCATGTGGTGAACCAAAGACAGCGGAGTCCTGCCACATTGTTCTTGCTAATGTTCCTACTGTCCATACTGGTCTTTGTGGTGAAGAGTCAAAGTAGTTGTATGCAACCATTCTGTTTACAACAGATGATGAGGAAGTTGGATAAAACCATAAGACTTCACCAAAAAGATTGTTTAGTCCAGCAGAAACCATTTGGTTACCAGACTCTAAATTAATATCATCAAATACATGATCTTCCACTAAACAAGGTAATGATTCTAGTTTACCAGCATATCTAAAGAAACCATTCTCTGACATCCAATATGCAGAACCATCTACTTCTACACATGCATTCTGTCCAACCAGTCCACAGTTGTACCCACTTGTGAAAAGGCAAATGTAAATGGGGATCCAACAAATCTTTGTGTAAATAAAGCTGTGTCAGTCCAAACGTAGATTGCATCTCTACCACGGATAGCTCCTCTGATCTGTGATCCGTCGGCTAGTCTTTGTGTACCAGCTGTATTGGTTGCTGTTGGTGTATATGTGTTAATATCTTCTTGGTCAGAGAATCTAATAAACATATCATCTTGAGTTCCCGCATCTCCTATTGTTGTTTCTGTTCCAAAGAATACTAAGTGTCTATCAGGCGTTGATACAACCATGTGTCTTGATGCAGTTGGTGCACCAGTTATAATTGTGGCTCTCGTATCTGTAGCGTTTGTTAAACTAGAGTCCCAAGAAAACACTGCACTATCATGTATTAAACAAATGGCTTTGTCACCAAAATTATCTATGGACCACATACCTGGTTCTAATACTAAGTCACCAGATGCAGCCTCACCCCAACCAACAAAAGTAGTTGTACTAGTGATTGTTGCACCTCCACTATGTGCTGCAGCAGTTGTGCCTCCTACACCTCTTGTTACACCTGTAAGTTCTCCTGTAGCTGCAATACCTGTGTAAGATATTTCTTCACTATTTATTTGTAAAAAATTTGTACCTGCAGTTGGAAACTGTGATGCATCTACTAATATGATACCAGTCGTTGCAGAGCTATTAATTCCATTTTGTAATGTGGTTGTTGGATTACCAGCAACTGTACCACCCCAAGATCCTAGTGACCAACCAAAACCTTTTGCTTGTACAGCTGGTCCTACAGGATAATAATGTTGCACTCTAATGCCACCTGATGTTGTTGCACCAGATCCTGATTCATTTGATGGCATTGTAATAGTCAGTGTTGTGCTCGTAGGCACAGATGCTACCATAAATTTTTTATCTTTAAAATCTGCCTCTACAAAGTTTGAATTTGTAATAGATGATTT